CCCCTACCCTTCCCACGTGTATAGTGGGCGGTCTCACTCGAGAGCTTTCGCAGGGGGGCCGACACGTAAAGTGTGTCAATCTATACCAACATGATGAGGATGGGCAGTACCTTCTCGGCAATTGACCAAGCGCGACTAAGCCAACGGCCGACATCTTCCCATTCCCAGTTCTCACTAGCAGGACCAGCTGGTTTCATGGTGCGCATTGTCTCCTCAAGGAGTTGACGGAAGGCAAGCGTATTTTGCGACTGAGCACTGGCAACGCCACTAAGGGCGCCACCATTGTTAGGCGTACATTCGACTCCCATAATGACCTTGACGTTGACAGATGCATTAGCGTCGATACCCTCATAGATAGTCAAACTGGGGGCCCAGTTCTCATCGATATTGGTAACAACACTCGCACCAGAAGTAATGAGCGATGCCGCTCCTTGTCCTTGGTTAAGCCTTGGTTGCAACGGCCACTGGACGGCGCGAGCTCTCATGCGTGTGTTGGTGCTCGTGTCATATGTAGACATAGACAGTACACCAGCGTCGAGATCAGCACTGTAGTAGTCCTTGCCGCCATCGATAAATCGAATTGGCGTATAAGTACCATTACAGGCTTGGCCGACATAGGTGTCGCTAGAAGCAACCAACTCAGCAGAGTTAACAGGCAAGCCATCAAGAAGATAGGAGTTGACCATGGCCATACCAGTGACATTGACAGCGGTTATCGCATCAGTATCAGCCGGCAAATTGGCGTTCAGGTTGAGCACAGTGCGAGGTAGAATACGATTCAAACAACGACTGTAGACCATGCCTTGGTTAGTGAGTGCATTGCAAACAAGTTCCGTTGTCACGGATTGTCCGCAAATGCGGAAGGAGTTGCAGATTTGGTTCATGTTAGCGTAAAGCCCGACATGGTTCACCACAGCTCCATTACCCCAAGCACCAGTAGGCGCCTCAGGCAGAGCACTAAGATCAAAAGCAGTTCGTCCGACAGACGTGGCACTGTAGCCCAAACCATCACCACGCAAAGTGGTTAGAGGAAAGTTGGGATAAGTGATCATACCAATCGAAGCTGCGTTGAGATATGGCATCACAGGAGGCATAGTGGCTTCGGTGATCGGCATGTTGCCATTAACAAGAGGGCCACAGCTACCAGAGTTAGAAGTGCCGAAACCGTTAAGCCAGTCTGCATCACCCTGATAAGCAATATGCAAAGCAGGAGTGCTGGGACTGGGCAAAGTCAGAATGGCAAGATTCCAAGATCCAGCGGCCAAATTGGACGGCTTGCTAATAGTGCGAACAGCACGAATATTGAGGTTCACACTCTTAGGCATAGCACCACCAGGGAAGCCACGCGTCATCTCATGATCAGCGGGACTCAAAGCGAAGTTGAAGACTGGCACGAAGTCAGGACCACACAATCGCTCAAGATGTTGGCGGGGGGTTAAACCGGTTTTTACGATGGCGGGATTCAAATTTCCATCAACATTTGTTTTCTGTTTTTTGTTTTTAGGCACTCGACTTCCGGGATGTCCGGATGTCTGAGCGACACTGCCAATACTGGCAGAAGGGCGGTTAGACTTCCGCCCTCTCCTTCGGCCCCTAGTAGGAGCCAGGTGTAGCTGCGACGCATGACGCTTGGGCGATAGGCCCGATTGCGTGAGCGCCATTGGCTTCAAAGCCAAGCGCATGCAACCGATCTCGCACAATCATCATGCGTAACTGGCTCTCTGCTGAACCATACACTGACATGTGTAACTTGATCAGCAGAGCGCAGACATCATCAAGCCAGATATTTTCCCTGATGATAGCCTCCAAAATTTGGGCATATTCCACCTTCGACAAAGCCTTGGTAGACTCAGTCAGCGTGCTCATCCACTTACCAGGTCGCGACGGTTCCCAAACAACCATGAGCAACCCGCTCACGTTACGTTTGAAAAATTTGCAACCAAGGAATGATCTGCCAACTATAGAGTTGCCATAGCTGTACTTGTCCTCAGGCCATTGCATACCTAAAGAAGAAAGAAAATCCTTCATATAGGGAAAACGCAACTTCTCGACATGATCATCACAGGCAAGGAGCACATCATCGCCGCAAAGTGCTAACTCAGAATGATTCTGCAAGTCGCGGAGTGAGTAACCACATCTGTAAGCGTGGGTCAAGAAAATGGCCAAGGAGACGAGGGTGTTGTCTTCCGTTGTAGTGGGGCTACCACTGGGCATTCCACCTTTCTTCCTGTAGACTTCACCATTGGAACTGACAACACAGGTGAAAGACAAAGTGTCAAAGAACAATTGCAAGATTCGACGAGTCAAATCAGTCTTGTGTTCATCAGCATAAGCCTCCCACCTCAATTCCCAAACAAGTCTCAGCAGTTCAGCAGGCACAGTGGAATCATAGGCTGTAGCATCACGCTCCTCAATGTAGCCAAATCTTTCGAAACGGCCTGCGAGCTTAGAACAGCCACCCATCCACTTAGACCAGCCTATTCCAGAACCCCAAACATTGTGCATGCGCTGATTGAAGTCATGACAATACTGCTTCATCAAAATTGCGATTTCAGCAGGTGGTTGACAAATCGTGCGCGTGCGCTTCTCGGGTTTCTGTGGTTCGACTTTTGGGAACTCCTCCCACCAGGTCTCATTGTCAAGGAACCAGGCCTCTGTGTCTTCTCGGTCATAATGAGCTAGAAAAGCTCCTTTGTCCTCCAGACGCCATTTGCCAGGTAACCTTTTCCATGGGAGACCAGAGCTAGAAGTGTCATCAATTTCGCATTGGTCCACAGGGAGTATTTCGCAACCAAACACACCAGCCTCGACCAACAACCTTCGGAGCATATCTTTCACTGCGTTCCTTTCCCTCGGACTTGAGAACTGCCATTTTGTGGTGTCAAACCACTTGTCTTCACGGCTTTCTTCGAGAGAGCTCTCATCCTTCGGCTGTGATTGGCAGCCAGTTTCAACGCTTCCGGGGTTAGATCCCGCAAGAGGCTTTGAAAAGCGACTTTTGTTATCTTCCCCTCTGAGGAAGTGGGTCTGTTCTGGCCATCCAACAATGCCTGAGTTTCGGACAAAATCGAGCTTAACTTTTTTGAAGGGGGCACCTCCACTAGTCCAGCCTGACCACCGTCCGTCTTCTGGGGTGCCGACTGTTTCGTAGATGTAGTCGTAGTTGACACCTTCGGAATAGGGCTCATCATCGTCACTAAGTCCGGGTTCGAGTTGTGTTCCGCAGCTACTCTCAACGCTGCCGAGAGAGCTGTCTTGTCGATCAAAACTTTGTTCTGCACCACCACTGGTTCCGACCTCGACTCCAAAAGAAGAGTGGAGTCTTCGTCCGCTTGAGTCTTCGTCACTGCGATCAATGGAATGTAAGGAGTATGCATCACATCCTCCCCTTGAGAGCCAGTGTCCTTCGTCGTGTAGTCGTTCGAAATCGCTTTCGACTTCATCTCGACATGTTCGCCTTCGCAGGCATTCTTCGTCAAGACCGCGGTCGAACACATGACATTCACTTGTTGTCGCCCCAGGCTGGCTGGGGCCAAATCTTTTAAATCAACTTGTGCATAGTCAATATCTTTGCGAATATCTTTAACAACCTGCGACGTGGACTCAAAGCTCAAATCAGGGAAGTTGACATGCTTCTTAGTGCGTGATGGGGCACCTGCGTACTTGGCGTACGCACGCTCCTCCACATCCATTTGGTGCTGCGACTTCCTTATGCGGTTAGCCGTTTCTCTGCCATACTCATCGTCTTCTAGTTCTTCAAGACGGCGATCCACATCCTCGTAACGATTATGCGATTGAGCAAATTCATTAGCGCGCATCTGTGCACGGGCTCGGTCCCTAGGCTTCCTATCGACCTTGACATAATTGTCAATTTCAAATATGGCTTCCTTTTCCTTCCAAGCACCATCAACACCTTTATAGCGCTTCATGAACTTACGACCTTTCGCACTTTCAACGTCAGCAGGGGAGAAAGTGTACAAAATTTTGTCATCATAATTAGTCTCAGTAGCGTCAGATTTAACAAGAGAGTATAGACCAGTTTCCTCGTCATAACCGACTTTGCAGTCGTTCAGCTCTTCTGTCAAAACTTGAAACACATAAGACCCATCAGTATTACGCATTTTGTTTTTCTTCCTCCTCTCAGCTTTCTGCCTAGCCATCTGTATCTGTTTTCCAAGATTACCGGCTTCAGCATAGACGTTCAAGGACAAGGCTGTGTCGTTATCATGATGAACGGGCGGGCGCGACACAAAATCCCTCATAGGGAGACAGTACGCACCAAGCGGCCCACTAGAGAGGACGGCAATGTTAGTGGTTTCGTATGATCCAAGATGGACACCAAACACACGACCATTGTTATCAAGCATAACAGAGCCACTGTCACCTTCAGACATGCATCCATAGTACCACACTACGTCTACATGACTTTCTGGCTCATCAGCTAACTGTAGCACAATTTCCTCAGACTTGGTCTTTTCACAGCGATGTAGTCTACCATCCTTCAGTGCCCAAAAATTATTGGGTAGCGCAATGTCAGTCGCAATGGGAAAGCTAGG